GTCGAGGAGATATTCGAGACGCTCATTTTTGCGTCTCCGCTTTAGTCTTTCTTCGGGGCTTTCGGCCTGCGAGAAAAGATCGAGCGGATAAGCGGAATGAGAGTAGGCAGTAGACTCGCCAAGATGGCGATCGTCTGCCCCGTTCTCGAAATCGACGTCGTCGGAATCCCATCTAACGGTGGGAGGCCGGAGTTGTCGTTCGATTCCATGGTACTCTCCGATTGTCGCAGCAATGCGATCGTCAGAGCATTCCGTGGCTATCTTCTTCCCAAGGCAGGAAATCTGCCGAAGGAATAGGATGGCTAAAGAATCGACTCCAGTCTGTAGACAGCCGTTTTTATCGAACACACGCAACCATAGTCCCGAAAGAAATTTCGGCACCTTGGTCCTTGTCGAGACCACTCGTGAGAGAGGTCCTGATATAGGCAGGCGTCCAGTCTCCAATCCCTCCAAGAGGAGAGAATCGAGATTTGGAAGGTCGAGGGTAAAGAACCCAAGACCTCGTGATCGACTGAGTAGGGTTAGGTACTCGAAATCGAGATCCAACCCCCTCAACGACGGGTATGCTAGGCGGAGATCAGAAAAGATCCCGCCCATGACATGGAGAAGAGCATTAACCTGGCTTTTCATGCCTATTCCTTTCGGAAATGGTATCCAAGCCACGGACACTCAAAGTTGCACGCCCTTCTCAAGGACGTGTAACGGAACTTCGCCGGCTATTTCTAGCTTTCGAAGTTAACCATCTTCGTGACATTTGCGCCCGAGCTTGCGCTCAGGTAATTGCAAAGTCCGACGGCGACGCCGACCGGATCGGTCAGGGTATCACCCTGCTCGTTCTCGACTGTGACCGTAGTCCTTCTAATGAAGGACCGGGTCGCAGGGGCGACGGGAAACACCGTCCAACGGAGCTCGACGTTATGGCGATCAATCGCCACACCGCGAGCTTTATCCGTTCGGGTAGTGTTCCGAATGTACATGCGAAACTCATCAACGTTCGACCGAAGAAGCCACTCCGAAGAGTAGGCATCCTGGTTGATACGAATCAGAGTCCTCGCAACGGCATTCACCGTTACGGTTTGAGGGTCCGCGAACATGCTTATTCTCCTATTCTGGTTCAGTAGCAGTATTGCAGGCTATCAGGCCCGCGTTACTGCTAACGAGGCCAGAATGCCCAACTGGTTCCCGCTGAGAAACGGGAACTGGGCTGTGACAGAAGGCGACACGGTAGTGCGAGTTTTGCCGTCCCGGATTATTTGAATCGGTTCCAAAGAATACGGTTTAGTATTCTTTGTACCCGATAACCCGGGAGCAGACCACTCCGTGCGAGTGTGAGTCATGACAACGCAAGTTGTCAGACTGGCTGGGATCATATTGCGGGAGGCTTTAAGATAGTCCCCCACATTAGTAGCCCAGTCAATGAGCCAGGTCCATGGTACTATCTGCCAAACCGTAGAAAAATCTACCGTAAGGCCTAGTACGCATCTCTGGATCAATCGCCTCATCGCTGCTGGCGTGTACATCTTCGAGAGATCACCAGTAGGTGTCCACCTACAATGAACCCTCTTAGTACGTACAGTGTTACCTCTTGCACGAGTACTGAGAAATATCCCATTACTCTGCTGAGTCCAAAGGACATCAGATGCAAGAGACCCACTGCCAACAGTAACCGTCTTACGAAGTCCCTTCTGGGTTTTTAGCCGTTCCACTTCTTGAATTCGTCTATCGACTTGTTCATTGAAATGGAAAAGCTTAAACACGTCATCCACAACGGGAGCGATCCCGAACTGGTAACGTAGGTTCTCTCTGCCGAGTTCTTTAATCAGGCTGTTAGACCTGGCTTGAACTAAGCGAAAGAGATCCCCCATTTGGAGCAACTCAACCGGCACGTCTATATAAGGACGCGACGGATTTGTCCGAGCTGCCGCGGTTGTTGCCGCAGCAGCGTCTCCAGGGATTCCATCGGGATTCCCAATATGGGGACCAGCAACCGTAGACCTAAGCATATCACAGACATAGGATTGAAATCCAGTGCCTGCAGTATCCAAAGGATGGTTGATGATCCCACCAAGAAACTTCCATGACGCACCAGCAATAGGACGACAGTCTCCTGGATCAGTAAAATCCGTGAAACTCTCAGAACTATTAGTGATCGGCACGGAAGCAATTGGGGCACCAGATTGCCATCGAATAC